AGGAGTTGATGCTGGTGTGGAGGCTGGAGCAGGAGTTGATGCTGGAGCTCGTTTAGTAGCTCGTTTAGGAGTTGAAGAAGGTGTTGGCTCTGGAGCACGAATTAGTTCAGGTGGAGGCTCTACCTTCACAACAGCTGGTTTTAATGAATCTAAACTTGATTGATAATCCGCCCACTCTTCTGGTGTGAATACTCCTTCAGGTTTTTCTCCTTTAAAGTAAGAAGATGGTGTTGAATATGGTTTTCCACTAGAACTATTTCTAACAATATCTTCGGCATTTTTAATAATTTGTTCTGCAGCATCATCAACTTTTTCCAAAGCTTGTTGTAGCTCTGGTTCTAATGAAACATTTTTTAACGCTGGATGTTCTTTTATTGTAGAACGAATAAGCTCTCTTAAATCTGATCCACTCGCAACACCTTCTTTAGAATAATCAAATGCTAATTTTTGAACATAATCTAAAAGTTGTTCTGCATATGCTTTTGCAGATTCTCCAGTAAATTTTGGAACCCAATCAGTTGGCGGTAAACCAATTTCATTTGGAAAGAATTTTGGTTTTGGAGCAGCAATTAATTCTGGTGTTACACCAAGTTTTGGTAATGTTTTTGCTGGCTCTGTTGATAATCCTATTTTTATTGCTTCGCCTGCTGTTTTTGCTTCTTTAGCAACTGCAGCCTCTTTAGCTAATTTTTCTGCTTCTGTTGCTATTTTAATTATTTCTCGACCACTACCTTCATTTAATGAATAATATTTTCTTTTTGGATATGATTCTTCACCCAACATAACACTATGTGTTTGTTTAATAACATTCTTTAAAATATTCTTACTTAATTCTTTTGAAATTCTAGATTCAAAATAACCGCTTTCTAATAACAATGCAATATATGCATTGGTTTGATAACGATATTCTAAAATTGAATGAAGAAAAGAACTTTTCATATTATTATTTATGAGGCTGGTGGAACTGGAGGAGTCTTTAACAACTCATCTGCTCGTTGAAGAATTGTTTTTAAGTCTTCTCTATCTCTTGGTCGATTGCTTTTAGTCCAGTTTCTAGAAAACGCCGTTTGTTCTTCAGGAGTCATTTGTGAATAATCTTTTGCACGAGCAGATAATGAATCATCGTAAGTTTTATTTTTTGCAGCAGTTTCTGCATCTCGTTCTGCTGCACGGCGCGACATATATGCTTCAGTATCAGCAACTTTTTTGTTTTGTGCTTCTTTTGTTATTCTATCTAACTCAGCTTGTTTGGCTATTTCGGCTGCTTCTTTTTCTGCTTGGATTTTTGGTGCATTATAAGATTGCAAATCCATCATAAGTTTTTGACGTGCTGTTAATTCTTCTGGAGAGAAAAGCGTACTTTCTGCTTTTCTTCTGGCTAATTCATAATTTAAATCTGAAACCTTTTGTTTGACTTCATCATAATATGGTGAAAGTTCTTCAACTGTTTTTGAACCTTCTGAAGCTCTAGATGCAGCAGCTTTTTCAGCAGCAGATATTGTGCTTGATATTTCGGCTTCAGGCATTCCTATAGAGCCTGTCCAATCTATATTTGGTTGGGCTTCTTGTGCTCTTTTTCCTGTTTCGATGTCAAGTTTAAGACGTTTTCCTTCTTGTTTTAAAAATCCTTTAAGATCAAAAATATCTTCAGGAGCCATTCCGGTTTCTTTTGTAAGTTCCCCAGCAGTAGTCAAATCTTTAGTTGCTCCAGAGTAATCACGTAACATACTCGGATCAAAAGATCTTCCGGATTTTTGAGCATCCGCAGCTTGTTCGGCTGCTTTTATTATTTCTGGAGCCGCATTATTTACTCTTGTTAATTGTCCATATACAATTGGATCCGCTTTATCGATTCCTTGAAATACAGGAAGATTTTGTATATTTTGTCGTACTAACTCAGCTAATTCATCTCCACGCTTTCCTTCTTGTGCTAGTTTTAATGCTTCATATTGAACCCGATTCATTAAAACATTTGCACCAGCAGCTACATGTTTTGGAACTTCAGTAACTGCAGTTATACCATCTCCCACTGTTGGAAGATCAATGAATGATCTAATTGGTTGCTTTACAACAGCAGTAGATACAGCTTTCGCTGCTTCTCCCGCTTCTGCACCTAATTTTCCTACTTTGGTTGCTGCTTCAAGTTCTCTTGCAGTTCTAGCGGCTTCCATGGCTTTCATGGCTGCATCTACACCACGAGCAACTTTTCCGACTCCAGCTTGTTCATTTAGCTGATATTTCTTTACTAAAGATTTGGGGTACGGTAATACACCCTCTGCAATTAAATTGGTGCTTTGTATTACTTGCTTAAGAATATCAGCACTGCAACTATTTGAAATTTCAGGGCTAAAATAATTATTTTCATTTAACAAAGCAATGTATGCATTTGTCTTATAACGATAATTTAAAATGTGTTCTGTTATTGTATTATTCATGATATTCTACAAAGTATTTATTATAATTTTGGAGCTCTTACAAATCCAGAGGATGGTTTATTTACCTTATCCCATGTAGTAGACTGCATTGGAGATGGAATCTCTGTAGCTAAATTTCTGTTTCTTTCTCTTTCTTTACGTGTGTGATATTCCAATTCAGCACTAGACGGGTATCTAGTTGGCTCTGGAGCATATTCTTGTTGAGTTGGCATACCTCTACGCATACGATATTCTTTAGCTCTATCAGTTTCACTATCACCCACAACATAATTTACAATATCTTCCCCAGTTTCTGCATATGTTTTTGGTCTAGTTTTTCCCGTAACTTTGTCAGCAACTTCAAGACCTAACATTTGTGGAGTTTCAAAATCACGCAAAGCTTCTCCAGCTTTAAATCCACCATAAGCTACAACTGGAACAAGAGCACCACCTATTGCACCAGATACTAATTGAGTTCCTAAACCTGATACTAAAGGAGCACCTCTCAAAGCATTCATATATACCTGTCCAGCACCAGACATTGCTGACCAATCTGCAACACTTTGTATTTCTTTGCTTAAATTTGGTAATTCATTCATTTCAGTAGCTGGATCCATACCAATATAATCAGTACCTAGTTCTGCACCTCTACGAGCTAATTCACCAGCAACTAAAGGGACAACTAAGGCACCGCCTACTTGTAAAGCAGTTTTTCCAACAGTTGTTGCTGCTGGAATTGGATTTTTTACAGCATATTCAACAGCAGAAACACCTTTTTTTGCCATGTTTACTGCAGATTTTGCAGAATCTACAGGATTCATTACTGTATTGGCTACACCTTTGCCTATACTAGTAAATGTAGGAACTGGATTTGGATTACCAATTAAGTCTGTACGAAGTTCTTTTCCACTAAAAAAAGGAGGAGGAATTACAACTGCTTCGCCTACCATAGCCACTCTTGTGGTTTCTTTACGTTTTCTTTTACTTCTTCTAGATGTCTTTTTGCTATCTGATGTACCAAGATTTTTTAATATATCATTAATTTTATCTTGTGTTGATTGTTGATCAGCAGCATCTTGGAAAGGTTTAATAATATCTTTTACATAATCTCCAGCAGGTTTTGATGTTGTTTCTTTTTTATCAGGAAAATCAGAGAGATCCATTGGTTCATTCATTCCACCAGTGGATTCACTATCATCTTTTATATTATAATCTTCAGCATCTAGTTCAGTTTTTATATCTGGATTAAACGGACTTGGAATTGTATATGAGTATGCTGGTGGTTCTGAAGGAGTTTTTGCTTGTGTATCCATCATCGGAGCAGATATATCACCATACAACTTATCTTGTATAACATTTGGATTAGTTTGTGCTGTATTTAACTTCATTATTCTTTGTAATTCAGCTGCAACATTTTTTCCAGAAGCTCCAACAGATGTAACCAGATTATTAATAATATTGGATACTCCAACACCAGGAGGTTGTCTATAAGTAGAATCTACTTGACCTTCAGGATAAATTGGAGACTCTCCACGGTTAACATCAGGATTTACTCCAGTTTCAGGATAGCGAACACCTGGAGAATTCAGTGATTGTTTTTTCATCCAATCAGATCCGCTTCTCATCATATCTTGAAGTGTATTTGTTGCAGTATCAGTAACAGAACGTTGAGCGTCTGATATACCTGTTCCAGGTTTGGATCGGTCTACATAAGGACTATATCTAATAGGATCAGCAGCTGTTCCACTTCCATACAAATTTTCATCATTATTATCTCTAAGTTGAACATCAAAATTTCCACCACCATCTCCTCGTATAGGTTCTTTAATTGTTCTAGAACCATCTTTGTTTAGAGTATCACTAATTTGATCTATGTAGCCTTGTCTTTTTTCTTTTGTATCTGTAGCATTTTTCAAGGCAGCAGCTTTTTGTTCAGCACCAACAATTCTTCTAGCTTCTGCTCTAATTTCTGCATCTCGTTTAGCTGCTTCCGCATCAATACGTTTTAATGCTGCAGCATCATCGGCATCCCATTGAGCTTTGCCTCGTGATTGTGATGTTGTATTGGCTATGGTACCATCTACAGTATCATACCTAGCCTGTGGAGTTCCAAATTGTGGAATATTGGCTGGTCTACGACGCATGGTATGGTATGCAAGACTATCGTATGCAGGCCCCTGTCCTACACCAGCGGTTGGAGCAACATTTGATTCACCTGAAGAATTTAAATCAAAAAATAATTGTCTGTGTTTTGCATTTCTTGCATCATAATCTTCACCAGTTGCCTTTTTAAAATCATCCTGAGTAACCCAGTACATTGGACTAATTCTTTTATTTGCATTTACAGTAGTTAATGCTCTTTCTTGTCCTGCTGCTTTATCTTGTAGTTGTTGTTGATATGCATCTGGGTTTTCTCTACGAAATTTATCAAGTTTTTTTCTATCATCTATATCTTGTTTATCTCTAACTTTTATTCCCTGTGCTATATTTTCTTCTTTGGTGTGTTCTCTCCAATTCCAATCACCTGCTTTTTCATTTAAATTTTTTGGAGTATTAGCAAAAGCATTTCCATAGACATTACTACCATGTGCTGCACTATGTGAAGCCCCTAAATTCTTAGATTGTTCCATTGCACCAATAGCATTATTAATAGTATTTGGAGAACTAATAGATGGATTAAACGAAGATGGTCTATACAACTCATTCTTGTTTAATACATTTTTTATGTTTTCAACCAATGAAGGAGAATTTTTCTTTTCCTGTGGAACAGGATTTGGAGAATTCCCCATAAATTGCTTGACTTCCCAATAAAATTGTCTATCTTGTTTATTATCCATGGTTATTAAATATTTAGATTTACATAAATACTTAAAGAATATGAAGAAACAAGTACTCTTGCTAAATCAAGACAATACTCCTCTTAATATTATTACTATTGGAAAAGCATACAAACTCATTGCCCGAGATAAAGTTTGGAGTGATGAAAGTAATGAATGTTTTGAAGTTGTCTCTATTTCCAAAATTATAAAGATTCCTAAAGTTTTAATTTTAAAATATTATGTAAAATTGCCTTATAGAAAGGCAGCTTCTTCTAGGCAAAATATTTTACGTAGAGATCAATTTTGTTGTCAATACTGTGGAGTTGCTTTAAATAACAAAGATGCAACAGTTGATCATATTATACCAAAATCAAAAGGTGGTGCATCATCTTGGGTAAATATGGTAGCAGCATGTAGATGCTGTAATTTGGCAAAAGGAAACAGAACCCTTAAAGAAGCCAAAATGGAATTAAAAATCAAACCAAAAGAACCTTCTTATGGATTCTTGTTTGAAGCCATGCTAATTACCTTTAGAAGGAAAAAAAATGCCTAATTATGCTTTTAAATGTGAAAATTGTGACCATACTTTTGATGAAATCTTAAATCTATCAGAGCGTAATACTCCTTTAGAGAAACCCTGCCCAAAGTGCAGTAAAAAGAAAATTATAAAGGATTGGCAAGCAAACACACCATCACTTGCAATGGATTCCACTCTGACACCTTCAAAAGTAGTTGGAAGTCAATTTAAAGACGTAATTGACAAAATTAAGGGTAGCGGTCAAGTACCTAAGAGATTTCATGAAAAATTAGATAATAGTGCCAGAATGAATGCTGGACGTATTGTTCGCTAATTTTTAGACTGAATCATTGCCTTTAAAATATAATAACTGTCGATAACATCCGTAACAGGATTACTCAAAGTTTTCTGATTAAAGACCGATAAAAGATTGGTTTTTGTTTCTATTGAGAAGGCTTCGTACATTGCCTGTTTGTCAGCGTTACCTTTGCCCGTAGCGCATTTCTTGACTCGGGATGGCTCAATGATGGTCACGGGAATGGCGAGCTTGTAGAGCTTATGCTTCAAGATTCCCATATTCTCCGCTAGATTGAATACTCGACCTTTAGAACCGAATGAATATCCTTCTACGGCTATATCTCCAGCCCCAATACAAAGATTGGAAGCCCATTGAGATATAGTGTCAAATCTATCAACATCCAGAATATATTCCTGAAAAGATTCCCCAGTAATATTTGGGGCAATTTTATCAGCATACTTTTTGGTATTTGTCAAATAATAAAAGAAACAATTTTCAAACTTAAATTCTCTACGTTCATCATAAAGACAAAGGCAGGGGCAGGTTATAGAGTAATCAATGCCGATTAACATGTGGAACATATGTACTTATACCTTGGTCAGAAGTGGTGGTTCCTTAGCAGTCTGATGAAGTATACTTCGATTATTTCAAAAGGATTGCGTGGAAGCCCAACCACTTCTGCCTAAAATATTTAGGCATATCGTCTATCTTGTTTCGATGAAGATTTTTCTACACCTCTATATATGGCTTTACCTTCTGGGGTTCCCATCATTTCAAGAGCTTTTACCGGTGCTAGATCTTCACCTGGTCCATTTTGTTGAAGAAGCTTATACATTCTATCTCTATCTTTTTCTATTTCTTCATCTGTTTGATCACTCATAGGATAACTACCTGTTGATTTTAATAATCTACCTTTAATATCTCTCATAAATGCAGGCATTTCAGCTCTACTCCAAAAATAATTATTAGGAGTTTTAAATCTATTATCTGGTGAAGGAGTTGGAGTATCCATCTGATCTAATGCAGTTTTTACAGTCTCTTTTTGTTCTGGAGTCAATTCCCAACTATCTAAAATTCCTCTTTTTTCTAATTCTTCATAACCAGATCCTAAAGCAATTCCACTTGTCGAAGGTTCAATACCATATTTAATAGTAGCAGGAGATTTATATTCTGGTTTTTTTTCTAAATTAGAACTAACTGCATTTTCAACTGCAGCAACTCCTCGTAATTGAGTTCCTATTGCATGTTGACCTTCATGATTCATAACCTGAATATATTGATCCCAATCTTTAATATTATCTTTATTCATATCAATTGTAGTTTCAAAAGTATTTGGCGCATTACTCATTTGATTATCAATTAGTTTTTGAACAGATTGATCAACTGGTAATTGTGGTGTTTTCTTATCTCGTTGAGCTTTATTAAAAGTAGAATATGGATCTAGAAGATGTTGAACATTCCATGTTAATTTAGCATCAACTAATTCAGGGTATTTTACGTTGTTTCTTCCTAAGAAAGCTTCGGGTGGATCAAAGTATCTGTAACCAGTTTTATCAAAATGAGTTATCTCTAATGGCTTATAAAGCATTGCTTCATCATGTTTTGGATCTCTTAAATCTGCATATTGTCTAGCTAATTTTGCTTGATCACTATAATCTAAATCATTTGGTCCAGAACGTTTCAAATATTCTTTTTGTTTTGCTAAAAAGTCATTTCTTTCTTTGGTTTTATCTTTTCCAAATTCTAAAGAAATCATATCAAATGGAGATAATTTTTGATTTTCTTTCTTTACGAACATAGTATTAGCATTATATAAAGTATTTGCAATTCCTGTTATTCTATCAAAATAATCTTGTGAGTCATGATAATTTTCAGGTGGATTTGGATTAACAACTGAAGGAGTTACACCTAACCTTGCATTTCTTGCTTCTTTTTCTCCGGCTTCATTGTGTGCTTGCCATAATGGACTATTTAATTTTTTTCTTTCTCTATAATTTTTTGAAAATGCATAATCAAAAGGATCATTACTACGTAAAAAATTTGTGAAATCATTAAATCTTTGAGATATCTGAGTTCCTTTATCTTTGACTTGTCTTAACAAATCAGTATGCAATGATCCAGCGTCAAGTGGATTATCTGGATTTAATATAGAACCCAACCATCCTTTTTGTCCTAAATCTGGAGGTTGATTCATAGTTCCTGTACTGGAGAATGTCCTGGATGATTTCATATCCTCAGGTGAACGTGGCTCGTTCTCCTTATTACCTGGATCCATCACCGTACTTTCAATATATTTCCTAGTATTATTAAATGCATCTTCAAAAGGAGTTTCATCAATTTCATCAGATAATCCAAATTTTTGATTATTTGCTAAAATTTTCTCATTTTTAAGTTTTAATGCTGTATCATAAGCATCACGATCTGTTCGTGTATATTTTACAGGATTCAAAGCTGTACCAGAAAAATTTACTGGACTTATCATTGAACCATTTTGATTATCAGGAAAATCAGCAAGATCTAATGGTACATTCATACCACCATATTTGGTATCTTCTTGTTTTTCTATTAAGTATTGTTTAAATGACAGCATACCAATATTTATAAACCCCCAGGATTTCTCCTAGGGGTTTATTTGTATGCTCCTCCGACTGGATTTGAACCAGTGACCCGAGAGTTAACAGCTCTCTGCTCTACCAACTGAGCTACAGAGGAAAGTAAATCAGACGATCTGACATCCACCTGCGCTGCAGGCAAACTCCTTTGCGGATTCAGTATTGTCTTCTGCCTCGTATGTAGACAGATCCTTAAAATTAACTTTAACCTTAGGATGTGCTGCATAGGTTGCAGAATCAATCTGCTCAAAGGGTGCCTGAGCGTAGGTGTGACTATCACCACCGGGAAGGAATGCTATTCCTGTTGCAATATCAAAGTTTTCCCAAAGCCAGTTGCCCACTTCAAGGAATTCAGAGTCCTTATAGTTGACGGTGATTGATGGCTTGTGATGACAGAAGTGTTCTTGATAAGTTTTCCACAGATCAAGATGGTCTAATGCACGAAGTTCCTCAGTGGTCATGGTTCCCTTTGGAGCCTTCATAGCAAATGTAAAGACGGCAGTAGAAGTTGGGTTGATCACATCATCCTCGCACGGGACTCCTTGATCCTTCATCAAGTTATATAAAGGATCTTTCTTGTCCAGACGAATTCGGCGGAAATAATAATCCGCATAGCGAGGATGCAGACCCGAGGCAGAGTCCACCAAACACGATGTAGTACCTTCAGGCTTCACGCAAGTCACTGACTTGCTAGGGTTGATTCCCAACTTCTCTGCCCACTTGAGATTCGTCGCAGTCGCATGATCACGAAGAGTCTCAAGAAGACGAACAAGCTTTGGCTTACCTTCTAAGCCACTCGTAAGCTTGTTATCAAAAATTCCTGTCATAGATACTCCAAGTAGTCTTTCCTCTTCACAGTTCTTCTTCCACTCCGGACGAAGATATGGAAAGTGAGTAAAGGTTGATTGAACTGTACCGATGATTGTAGCAATCTCAATCTTTCTCTTCAGTATTGCTGCAGTATCGTCTTGACGAACTACAACTGTAGAAAGATTACAGAATTCAAATGGCTTAAGAATGATCTCGGAACATGGATTAGTTCCATATTCACAGTCAGGATCACGACCAGACTTTTCAGCCTGTTCTTGCAGTGCCTTACGATTGATCATTCCACGTTCACCACTGTGACTATTGTATAGTGATGTCCACTCTTCTAGGAATTGACCCATTGGAGGACGACCATTATAAACAGCAGAGTTATTAGCATAAGAACGAAAGCCAGCCTGTTCCCACCATGCACCGCTCTTGCAAAGAGCCATTTCACGGTCAGCAAGATCGCTCAATGAAATCATAGCAGAACGACGAACACCACCAACAATTACTGCATTAGCAATAGCACAGCAAACATCATGACATTCAAGTGCAGACAGTCTGCGTCCTTGTGCATTGTAGAAAACCTTCACGACAAACTTGAATAGATTGTCTAAAGGTGCGGGACCACTAGCACGACCACCAAAAATTTTAAGTCGTGCACCAGATGGTCGAATCTTTGACAAGTCCCACTTAGGGTGCTTACCAGAATAGAGATCATTAAATAATATTTTAATAGCATCTCCCCAACCTTCCTTTGAATCTTCAACAACAATTACATTATCAAAATTCTTTACAATCTTGCTAGCAACAGTTGGAAGTTTATCAGTGTATTTTCTTTCTACAGAATAGCCAGTACCTGTGCCATTCATAAGAATAACAAATAGTTCTGCAAATGAGTCAATAGAATCAATTGGTAGATAGGAGCAATTGTATAAACAAGTATTGTCGTGATCCAATGCAGGACCGGCAGTCATAAGACTACGCATAGAAGGAAGAACTTCTAAGTTCAGAATTGCTTCCTTGACATCAGGACGTTCTGCAAGTTGTGGAACTTTATTCGTAAAGTATTTCCACCAACGGTCTACACATTCATCCCAAGTCTCACGACGATTTTGGTCATTGAGCCAACGAGAGTAGCGAGAGATAAAAATAAACGATTGAAATGGTGATAAAATTTCTGCCATAGTTAAATCCTTAAGTGGGTGTCTTATTTAGTTGTTAGAGTCTGCCACGAAACCGGGAAAAGGGGAGCAATTAATTTGTCAATTGCTTTTGCATATTCTTGAATTTCCCATTGGGCATGTGCATCGATTCTCAAATTATAAACACGGGCAAATGCATAGAGAGAACCAGTCCATACAAATTCTGTATAAGTTCCTTGTGGTAATATTGAACGGGCTTGCTCAGGAGCAACACCATCTACCAAAAGTTTATTATAAAGATCTAAACATTCTTTTGCAACTCCATCATATTCTTGACGAAGTTTAATACAATGATCCAGATCTTCAATAGGACCACTGCTACCTTGCTTGGCTCCATCAGTAGGAGAATTTCTCCACATAGGAGTATAAATCTCAGGCTCATAAGTGACATACCTACGACTGACTTCATTCATCACAAGACCAACTTGGTGCTTTCCTAGTTGAGCACGAACAAAGATAGGGCACTTGATACGAACACTGATCTGTGGATGACAGAATGGTGTAAAGTGATTATGCTTTGCCAGATAACGAATTAGTTTTGCATCTTTATCAGATAGAGAACGAATTGGAACATGGCTATCAGCATAATCCCAAGAACTTTCTTTATTAAAAGAAACTCTTGCTGCATTTGCCACACTTAAATCCGAACCCATATAATCCACTAGATCAACGTGACCGTGATCTAGGACAAAGTACTTAGTCTGCGCCATTTTTATTTGTGCTATCTCGGTCATCTTCATCCTCATCTACATCTACAAGTTCAACTCTCACACCATCAATCTTTGTAAAGTCTGCAGCGTATTCTCGTGCTCGGGACCATAAACCTGGGTCCATTTCTTTTACATATTCACCAAATCTTTGCACAAAAGTCAGATAGGCTTCACTAGCCTTTAAGATATCTTCTTCTGTCATATCTTCATTATTATCCATTTTAAACCTTCTTCCAGTAAGTATACTTCATTTTAGCTTTAAGTCCAGAATAAACATTATTAATAATCAACTTCATGGTTAGATTCGTTCCATAGACTTTAACCATATCATTGACATCTTTTTTATCAATTTCACTTGGCCAGATTACTACATTTCGTCCAGCATCAATATATCTACCAATTAAATTTACTATTTCAATATTTCTAGGTTCATTATCAAAAACAAAAACTATATTTGCTTTTGCAATTTTTTTAGGAATCGTGTCTAACCAACCTGCACCCTGCATTGCAACTCCATTTGGAATAAACATGGAGTCAATAGGACCTTCTGTAACGTAAACAGTTTCTCTTGGATCTACTTTATCTAGGTTGTACCAAAGCCGTTCTTCGCCGTCTTTCTTGAGGGTAATGTAGCGTATGGAATCCCTCTTTTCTTCAAAGGATCGCCCCTGTACGCCAAGTAGTGACCCATCCTCGTCATAGAACGGTATGACGAGTCTGTCTTCCTTGGTCCCTTCACGGTCAAAATCCGCCATGATCCTACTGAAATCAGCGCAGTAATAAAAACTACTATACTTCTCTTTAGGAATTTCTCTAGATTGAACATATTTTACTGCTTTATGGGTTGGATCGAGTAAGTCAAGCCTTGTTCCGAGATTCGTGAACATAGGTTCACGCACAATTGCTTCCTCTCGTTCAATCGGTTCTGGATTTTTGTCCTTGAAATTTTCAAACGCATATTCTTTGCAGAGAGATGGGCTGATACTTTCAAGAACAGAATATAAATTACAAGCAATACCGCAATTGTGACATTTATAAACATATTTTCCTTTGTTCTCAAAGAAATATCCCCTTGTCTTGGATCTATTTTTCTTTGAGTCACCACATGCGAAACATCTGCATGTGGCTAGGTTATCTTTCTTCCACTTAAACTTCTGAAGTGAACCAGAAACCATATTCACATATTTCTTATCAATATATATGCTCATTTTGGTGCGTCTTGAAAAACCCAGTTTAATGCCTTGTTCTTTTTAATTCCAAAATCATCTGAAAATACTAGTGGACCAGAACCTGATCCAAAACTTTCTTCATTTGTATTGTTGGCATTGACAAGATTATTATTTGAATTTTCTACATCATAGAACTTCATCTTGGATTTGTTTACACCAATAAGAAACTTACGATTCTTAGTTGTATCATTACCACGGTTCTTTAACTGCTTCACCATGAGTTGACCATTCTGTGCTAACTCTTCAGTCTCAATGAGTGCAATGAAGAAGTCTGTAGTTTGTGGTAGACCAAAACTTTCAGATGTGTCTGTCATCTCCATGTCACTGCTCTTTGCACCTTCACGATTTACCTGAGTGGCAGACCATAGTGGTACATTGAACTGCTTGGCAAGACCACGAAGTTCTTCTGCAATACCCTTTACATAGGTGTAACTATTCATACCGTTGCCCATCTTGAATCTTGCACATGAGCAGATGTTTAGATAATCAACAATAATAATATCAGGCTTGAACTTCTTCTTGATCTTCAGTTCTTCCATAAGATTACGGAAGTGTGTGACATTGGCAGCAGCAGTAGGATATTCTTTAATAATAAGTTTACCACGGCAAGTCTTCTTGAGATTGTTTACCTTGTTCTCGTACATAGCAAGAGGCATCTTCTCAAGAACATGAATGTCTGTATCTAAAAGATTTGCATCAATACGTTTAGCAATTTCTTCTTCAGACATTTCAAGTGTGATATACAGCACATTCAAATTCTGTGTAAGACACGCAGCAGCATGATGGCATAAGAATGCACTCTTACCAACACCCGATGCTGCCATGACAACGTTGAGAGTCTTCTTGCGAACTCCACCACCGGTGATGAGATTAAACATCTCAAGATCAAATGGTACACGCTCTTCTACACGATGATAGTAC